CACGGGCGTCCCCTCCTGCTAGCTGCTTCAAGCGGTTGAACTTAGCCACCGACGATGCCCACAAGTCATCCGCGCACTGCACTACGTCAGCCACGTCTGGCGGCAACTCATCGGGGTTGTCCATAGCAAGCAGGTTCGCCCGCACGGTTTTGTCAATACTAAACTTCTTCTCGCCGTCTTTATAGACGGTCATCAACTTCTTGGCCTCAGGCCCGACGCGCTCCAGCACCCACTCGCGCATCTTGGGACTGCGAACGGTCGTAATCTCGCCCTGCGTCACCTCGGCGACCAGCCGTTCAATGTCCTGCAATTCAGCTTCCGCGTGACGGATCGCCGCCTCGCAAAGCGGTACATCAACGCCGACACCACGGTCGTTAATGCGCTCGTTGACGTGGTAATCGGCTAGCTCGGTGTCCGACAGGTCGCGCATGGCCTTGCTGATTTCGCGCATGGCGCGCACGTCCTGCTCGCAGTAGGCCACCATCTCGGCGAGCAGGTCAGGGTCGTTGTTGAACGTCCCGTCAGCGCGGGGGATGGACAACTGCCGGATAAGCTGCGCGCCTCGGTAGTCCTTCTTCATCTTGGATGACAGGGCGCGGCCGATGTCCTCAAGGCTACCAGGCAGGCAGTTGGCCCGCGCCTGTGCAGATGTACAGTAAAACTGCTCTAGCGCAAACGGCATGTCAAGCACATGCCAGAAGATAAGCCGCTCAAACGCGGCGTTATGCGCGCGGATTGGCCCCATCCAGCGCGCCACGCGCTCAGGGAACGGGTACTTGGGCAGCCATGTCTCAACCTCGCCATCGTCAAAGGCGTAGGACATACAAAGCACCTCGGTGCTCGGGTGCTTGGCGTAGTTGTACGCGCCCGCTGCCGGTAGGTCGCAGCGGCTGCGGGTCTCGAAATCTAACCAAAGAGTTGCCATAGAAAAGTCGGGGGCCGAGGGCGCCCCCGTCTCCGTCACGCAGCGCGACGCCGGCGGGTCGCAGCGGCTGGCGGCGGAGTGTCATCCCCACCGTCCGGCTCGTTAGCAACTTCGCCTTCCATGGACACCCACTCGACGATCTCAAAGACCGGCGTGAAGATGCGGCCATAGCTCTTGTGCTGGTAGTGCTCCTTCTTCAGATGCACGACCGGCACCGGCTTGCTCTGGTCACGCTCGACCTGCGCGGCAATGGCTGCTGCCAAAGCCTGCACGGCACGCTTGCCGCCCACCGACGTGGTGCTGTAGCGGGCCTCAAGGCCCACATCCTCACCCGAGATGCACTTCAAGCTCATGCCGACCTGCGTCTCCCAGCCCTTCTTGCTCTGCGGCGGTGCCGGGTCGAGCTCAGGCAGCGGCTGTGACACCGACACCATCTTCTCGCCCAAGACCTCGCCGTCGCCCCAGGCAATGAAGCCGTGGACGAACGAGAAAGGATTGATTGCCCACTTGCTATCGCCCTCGGCCTCGGTTTGGTCCGCGCCGAAAACCCAGTGGCCGGTCTTGTCCATCTTGAGGATGGCCGTACCCGCAGGGCCGACATCCACTTCGATGCTGCGAAGGGCGGTGGACAGGGAAGAAACCGCAGGCAATCCTGCTTTTGCAAACGCTGTGATATTAGACATTACTCTACTCCTTACACTAGTTTAGAAAGGGCCGCAGTCAACTGAGACCCGATTTGCAACACGGCGGGCCGGGGATCGCTCTCCGGTGCCATCGTGTTACCGCTTGAGACCGAGATGACCTGATTGTCCGGCAGGCCGAGCTTCAGCTTTTTAAGCTTCTTCTCGGCTTGTGCCGGCGAAATCAATGTCGTCTCAGTCACTTCCGTAATCGGCAAGAGCGCCGCAAGCGCCGCCTTTGCCGAGTCCTCATCGCGCCACTGCCGCGTGGCACGCTTGGCGACGAGCTTATAGCCCGGCACCGAATTACCTGACTCTAGCACCTGCATTGCAAGTGCGCGCAAGTCGCCAATCCAATCTTCAAGCACTGCCGCACGCTCCAGCATCTGCCCAAGCTGCGCGGCGTCCAGCTCCTTAATCTGCGTCTGCGTGGCGCGATCGACTGCGCCTGTCATCTGCGGGCAGATGGGCTTGGCGGCGCACCAACGGCAGTGCTCGCCAATCTTGAGCGCCGCGTCGGGGCGTTCCGCCTGCTTGACCGCATGCACCAACTCGCGCTCAAACAGCCGCACGCGGTCAAACGATGTAACCCACCGCTTTACCTGCGGCGGCTGGACAATGATGCACTCAATCTCTTTAACGCCCTTGAATACCCAATCCAGCGCCGGCGTGCGTAGCGCCGCAGCCGTATAAAATAGAAGTTGAGGGTTTTCCTCCACTTCGACGGCCACGCCATCACCGAATTTCCAATCCAATATAATAGCGCGATCGCCAATCCGACCGATAAGATCACAAGAGCCAAACACACCCGGCAAAAGATTACCGAAACTGACGGTTTGTTCGACTGCGAACTCAAGTTGCGCGTTTGGGTCGATTTCATTGATTGCGTCCAAGGCTGGGCGAACCTTCTCATCAACCAGGTCGCCGGTAAGTTTGTGGCCGTTGTACTCCATGTCGAGCACGTGGCGCAGCTCCTTGTCGGAGCCCAGAAGCTCGGCCATGACGTTGTGCAGCAGCGTGCCTTCGTCAGCGTACTTGCTGCTTGGTTTCGGGGGAACTTTTTGGCAGAGCGCAACGCTGCCGGGGCAGTTAATCACGCGCTTGGCGGTGGACCCGCCGACTATGTTGCTATGACTCATCGAGGACTCTCCTTTAGTGTGTTTGCGTAAGCCTAAATCGTACGATTTGGCTTGTCAAGCGTTCTGTTACATAATAGTATGGAGGCATGAAAGAAGCAGACATCGAACAGCGGTTGGATTGGGCGGTGCAGCGCGCCGGGGGCAAGACCTGGAAGTTTGTCAGTCCTGCCAATCGCGGCGTATCGGATCGCATCGTTTGTCTGCCAAACGGCGATACTTGGTTCGTGGAACTGAAGCGCCCCGGCGGTAAGCGCACGGCGTTGCAGGAGCGGTTTGCTAAAGAGATGGTAGGGCTGCGGCAGAAGTACGCTTTGCTGTCAAGCGCGGAGGAAGTCGATGCTTGGGTTACGTCCATATCAGGCTGACGCCGCCGACTTCCTCTACGCCAACGACCGCGCGATGGTGTTGGCGCCCGTAGGCGCTGGCAAGACGGCGCTCACCCTTACGGCCATGCGCGACGCGCTGCGCGATGGCGTGGTCAAGCGTTGGCTAGTCGTGGCACCGCTGCGTGTGGCGCAGCATGTGTGGCCGGTTGAGGCACCCAAATGGACGCCCGATCTCACCCTATCTGTTGCCGTAGGCTCGCCCGCGTGGCGGACTAAAGCACTGGCGTCGGACGCCCGCGTGGTGGTCATCAACTACGACAATTTGCAGTGGTTAGCCAAGCAGAAGCTTGACTTTGACGGCGTGGTGTTTGATGAATTGACCCGACTGAAGAATCCGTCAGGGATTCGCTTTAAGGCGATTCTGAAGGCATTAGAGCCGATTAAAGTTCGCTGGGGGCTGACGGGCAGCTTCACGTCAAACGGCCTTGAGGACGTGTTTGGGCAATGCAAAATCATCAACCAAAGCCTACTTGGACGCAGCAAAGGCGCTTTTCTGCAACAGTATTTTATTTGTCTCAACCGAGAATATGGCGAGTGGACGCCCGCTACCGGCGCGTTGCCGCAGGTTATGGCGCGGATCAAGCCCGCGACCTATGTGCTAGAGCCTGGCGAGTACAAAGACAAACTGCCTCCGCTGCACACCGTGACGCTGCGTTGCGAGTTACTTGACCGCGAGCCCTACGAGAAGATGAAACGGGACTTCATGGTGGAGTTTCCCGACGTTAGAGCCATTGCCACTAACGCTGCCGCCGTCACGGCCAAGCTACAGCAGATGTCTTCGGGGTTTGTCTATGACACGACCCGCACGGCATCAGACCGCCCCGGCAAGTTTGACGTAACGCAGAAGACGACGTGGTTTTCAGACCACAAGTTAGAGTTGTTGGAAGACTTGCTCGACGAAAACCAACACGCCAATACGATAATTGTTTACAATTACCAAGCCGAGCTAGAAGTGCTCAAGCGTTGGTATCCGCAAGCGCGGACGATTGACGAGCCGGGCGTGATTGACGCCTGGAACCGGGGTGAGGTTGAGCTGCTATTGATCCACCCGAAGTCGGCGGGTCACGGCCTGAACCTTCAGCACGGCGGCTGCCGGATGGTGTTTATGTCGCTGCCGTGGTCGCTTGAGGAATACGAGCAGACAATCGGGCGGCTGCACCGTAGCGGCCAGCGGCACGATGTGTGGGTCTATGTCCTGCAAACGGGCAAGACGATTGACGAGAAGATTTGGGCGGCGTTGCATGACAAGCGCGCCATGTCGGACGTAGCAATGTGGGAGCTAAAATGAACTGGCGCGAACTGAACGCACAACTGAACCAAATGACCGAAACTGAGGTCAAAGGCCTCCTCGACGTGGAGCTGGTTGACCGCCAGCGCGTCACGTTTGTCGAGCGGCTGCACCAGCGTTATTGCACCCTGCGCGCGACGCGAGAGCGGGCTGAGATGATGGCTCTACTAGCCCCGCCCGCGCAGGTAGCGTAAGTATTCCGCGCCCTCCTCGGGCGCCCACCAGACCTTTACCATGTCGGGATGGTCTGGCGACAGGCTTGGGTTAATCGTTACGAGCGCACAGGGGCTGAAGGCGTTATCGCGGAAGCCCCGTTCCTTGGCGTAGCGATCGTAAACCTTGTAGCTGGCGACCTTCATCGTGTGCATGGCGATGCCCGTAATCGGGTCTTTAAGCACCGAATAAGCCGATTCGTGCTTGTGCCCGGCGACGTAGATGTGGTCGCGGGTGCCTAGAATTGCAGCCTTCATCGGCCCGTGCGCTGGGTTCCAGATTGACGAGCCGGTGTGGTCATGCCGGCTGTTGACGCGTACCTCGGCCCCGTTCGGGAAGCGTAGCGCGATGCGCGCCTCGCTTGACTTGTAAAGCGCGTCCTGCTGTTTAGCAATCCAACGCATCGGATCGCCCGCGCCTGACCACAAGTCGTGGTTGCCGCCAAGTATCCAGAGCCAGTTGCATCGGCCTACAAACCACTCGGCAAGACGCCAAGCCTGCGCCGCTGACGTACCCTGCTCGCCGTAAAGCTTGGCCAAGCGGCCTACCCAGTTGTTCGTGGTGTCGCCTACGTTGACGGCGAACAGCCCGTCGGTATCGGAGACAAGTTGCGTGTGCCGCTCTAGCGCGTCGATGTCGGTGCCGTCGTCATCAACGTGCGGGTCGCCAAAGAACAGGATGCCTATGGCGCCAGGTATCTTGATTCGTACGGGGATGAGCTTACTGGCTTCTTCGTGGTCACGCTTATGCGCAAACTGGCGCTTGCGGTGTTCAATAAGCTGCTCAATCGGCACGTCGTCCATCGGCAGCGGGGTAAACTCAAAGTCTTTCTCAGGCAGCGTAGCCTTGTTGTACGTTGAGTCGGGAACCTCAAACCCCTTGGCTTTAAGCCCGTCGATTCGGGCCATGATGGACCGAGTGTTAAGATTCAACAATCGCGCCGCTTCGGCTCTAACTCCGTTAGCTTCGCGCAGTGCTTTCATTAGTTGATCGTCGGATACTTTACGAGCCATCGTTTACTCCATCGTAGTAAGCATTTGTTGCAGTAAATGCCCGAGGCGATCCACCAGTTGCTCTTGGCGCGACAAGTCATCGTGCCCGGCGACATCAAGCAACGCATGGACGGCTTCGTGCGCCCAAACCTGCTGACGATTCGTGCCTTTACAAGAGCTTAGAATATGAATCTCATACTTGTCAGGAAGCCACATTCCAACACAATTTTTGCCGTGCCGCCACTTTGAAGGCGGAATAACTTTTACTTTGATTGTGTGACCGGCAAGTTGGAATTGCCGGGGAATACCGTCGCCACGTGTTATGGCGTTGGTTGCGCCCACTTTTGCAGCGCACGCAGCTTCGCGTTTTGCGAATCGCATTGGGCGGCTAGCTCGCGGAGGTCGGGGCCGATGTCTGGCCCTTGTTCAAGATTTGCTCCAGCCGATCCTGCACCGCTCCCGGCGGCGGGGGCGGGGTCATCAGTTCTGGGGGCGGCGTAGCCGGGACGCACTGCATTGGGGTCGCGGCACAACCGGACAGGAGCAGAGCGAACAGGGCGGCTAGCAAGAGCAGCCAGTTCGGATGCGTACGCAGTCGAAGCCATTTCAGCGCGTATACGAGTAGCGCGCTCGGTCCGTAGTTCAGCTTCCAGACGCTCCACTTGAGGGCGTATTTCTTCACGGCCTTGCTCCCGAAATGTGTGTACCGCGTAGACTGCCAGCAACCCTAAGCCAGCGGTCAAGATTAAATGCGGCGCGTACTTCAGTAACCAGTAAGGCACTACTTTACACCATTATGCTCAAAAGAGTAGTGGTTGCCGTCATTAAATCGGCCGCCCCACCGAGCAAGCGGGTGCTGCTGCTCCCACCATTCGCCTAGCGGACGGTGATCTTCGCTTTGCTCCAGAAATTCGCCGTTCTTGAACAGATTAAGGTCAATGGCCAACCGAATCTTGTGGGCGCTGCTCGGGTGGCTGTAGGACTTGCGGACGCCCATGACGCCATGTACACGGGGGTCGCGGAAGGCGTCGCCTAGCGACACCTCGTAGCCAAGCTCGTAAGCCTTTTCAATGAGTTTGGCCACCAGGCGTGCGTACACGCGCTGCTTCTGGCCTAGCGTCACGGCTTGTCTGCCTTGGCGTCCAGCTTGTCGTTTATGCGCATCAACATGGCTTTGATTTCGTCAATGTCGGCGCGGTAATCAACACGGGTCACGTACGTCAACGGCATGGTGCGCACGTCCTTGTCAAGCCGTTCGATGCTGCGGCTGATGTTATTAAGTATCCACCCGCCAAACAGACCGGCAATACCTACCGCAATATTGAACAGAATTTGCCCGTCGTCCATTACACGCTCCGTAGCACTAGGGTAACAAGCCAACTTATCAGCGCACCCGCCGACAGCCACAGCAGCTTCTCAACCCAATCAATCCGTTTTTCTAATCTTGCTACCCGATCGGCGACCGACTTGACCTTGTGGCCGTAGTCCGTCTTGAGCAGGCGCAAGTCCTTGGTTTCAACCGTCACGTCTTATCTGCAAGCGCCTGCGTTGTAATCGTGCGCAGCACCAGGTTCGTGACCGCACCAACCAGCAAGATTGACGCCGCAACGTCTTGCCCAAACAACGTCGTCAAGTGCCCGGCAAACATCTCTAGGCTGGCAAGCAGCGCCAGCGCAACGTTCCACCACACCGTTTTGGATTTAAGCGCACCTTTAATTGCCGGGGGCATAATCGTCTCCTTAGGGGGCTAATGCGTTTTGGCGCGCTTCAGCTCCAGCGAGCGCGTTGGTAATGACGGCTGCGGGCGCTGCCGCACGCTGCGCGGCTGCGCCACCTGCACGGACTGCGCCGGTTGCGGTCTGGACCGCGCCAGCGCGACGCTGCGCAGCCTCAAGGGCTAACGCCGCCGTCTCCGGCTGCAACATGTCAGTGGCAATCTCGATGGCAAGTTTGCGGTCAATCTTGCCCGCAAGCCGTTTGAGGATGGCGTTGGCCACGGTTGTCACGCGGTTGAGCAACGTCGGCAACTGCGCGCCACCGGCGGCTTCAACCAATAGCTCCGTACCGGCACGCTCGGCGCTTGGGCCAGCCGGGCGGGCTGCGCGAGCTTGCTCGCGGTACTTAGCCTGACGGGCCAAGTCGCTGCGGATGTCCTCAACAATCTTGACCTGATCCGGCGTCAGCACGTCAGAAAGCTTTTCGTAGCGCGGCGCGCCAACGGCAGCGCGCTGAATCGTCTGCGGCGCAGCCTCGACCGCACCTGCAAACGCTGCCGGGCGAAGTTTCTGCTCGCCTTGCAGCGCCGAGGTCAACTTGCTTTCAAGAAACTGACCGACTTCCATCTGATTAATGGGCTTGCTGCGCGCTTGGAACGTGCTGCGGGCCGTGCCGTATTCCGGCACTTGACCTTCCAGCCAGTTGATGAAGTCTTTGCGAGTGCTTGCGATTTTGCTAGCTTCAACTTTGCCGATACCGTACGTAGCGGGGTTCTGGATAAGATCGTCTAGCGCCAATTTGACGTAGTGCATGTCGGCAGCGGTGTAGTTACCGCCCGAGCCAAACGATGCGCCTTCTTCAGCGGCCAAAGTTTTAGCGCGTTCAAACGCTTGTTTTACTGACGGCCGCGCCTGCAAACTTTGCAAGGTGGCGTCCTCTACCACAGGCTTTGCGCCAGCTTGTCCGTACAGCAGCCGCGCTTCAGCCGCGCGGGCGTTTCGAGCCGCAGTAAGCTGCGCCTCAGTGCCGCCCACCTGACGCAGCGACGCCGCGCGCGCCGCGTCCTGCGCCTGCCGGCGTGCCATGTATTCAGACGGCAGAATCTTCTCCGCCGACTCTTGCAGCGCAGCGAAGCGCGTCGCGCCTACATCGGCTGCCGCCTCGCCAGCCGTCGGCGTGGCGCCCGGCACAATCTCTGGCTGCCGCAACGCGTTGATAATTTCCGGTGCGCGGCCTTCAGCGGCTTCAAGCAGCACATTAGCCTTACCGCCGATTGCTGCGCGTTCTAGCGCGTTGACGCCAGCGCGACCGGCAACCGCCACAGGTGCCGTAACAACGCGCGTGGGGTCCGTAACACGCGAAACAGTGCCGAGCACTTGTCCGGCGCGACCTGGCGCGGCGGCGGCGCCTGCACCCGTTAGCGTGGACACATCAGCGAGAAAGCCAACGGGGTCCGTTGCAATGGTGTTCTTAAACGCTTCGACGTTGCTGTAGCGGTCGCGGTATGCGCCACCGACAGCATTAGCCTTGTCAATAAACCTTTGCGCTATGTCGGGTCGAGCTATCCACTCGGGCGGAAGGAATCGTATGTACGCGCCCGTAAACACTTCAGCAAGTTCGTTTACCGTTTTGACGGGATTGGTAACAGCGGTGTACAGACCTTTAAAAAGCTGCGCACCGCTTTCGGGAATGTTGGTAAGAGCTTCGCGGCCAACCTGTGCCCAAGTGCGGCCAGCAGGCTCTTGGCCTACCGCACCGCGCCCTTCGGTGGCATCCCAAACAACTTTGCTTGGGTCAATCGGCGCGCTTCTTCGGGCCGTGGTCGGCTGAGCGGGAGCGTCCCACTTAACCTTACTGGGGTCAATCGCCATACTCAACGCTCCCGTCCGTGTATTCAACTACGGGGCGGCCGTTCAATGTACCGCGACGCTTGACCTGACGGGAAACATTGATTTCGGGATAGTAGTCCAACACTTCAGGCTCTTTCTTAGCCAACATACCGCGCTCGGTGTTGTACCGATCAATGACATTTTGAGCCGACTGGTTGTTGATGCGGATGATTCGGCGGATACTGTTAACGTCAAGCGTCTCCTCGCCCGCCGCAATCTTTTTGGCAAACTCGCGGTCAGCGTCCGAAAGGCCCGTACCGGCACCGAACGCGGTGATGCGCTCGGCAACCTGCTGACCAACGCCAGCAAAGTAAGCTTCGGTTGCTGACACGTCAATACCAACGGCTTTGGCCACAGCCGTCCGCGCGTTGGCAAACGTACCCGAAATAAACTTCGGATCGTCCAACAGCGGCGAAAGTTGTTCAGAATTTTGCAGCGAAGATACGGCTGACTCGGCTTTCGTACGGAAATCATCAAGCCGCTTGGCTGCCGTTTCACCCAGCGTTTTGCTAAATTCTTTAGCCGCCGGCAAGTTGACCGTAGTGCGCGCAGCTCCCGCGCCCGCGATACGCGCTTTTTGCGCCTCAACTTGGGGCGACATGGGCACAAACAGTTTAGCGCGTTCAGCCGCCGGAATCTGCGACAGGAACTGTCCGCGCAACGCCGCTTGGAGCTGCGCCGGGTCATCGGGCAACGAGTTTACGGCGTAGTCGCGGAACTGCGGCACAATGGTGCCCTGCGCAATCATAAAGTCTACTTGATCAATCACCTGCGCCTTGGTGGGCGGCGCTTGGCCATACGCAAAGTCGCCAAGCATTTTCTGAAACCGGCCATAGTTATCGTCGGCCAGTTTAGCTTCGGCGGCGGCAGTTTCCACGCCGGTCTTTTTTACCGTGGCGCGCTTGCTTTCGGTTTCGGCCATTGCCGACGCAAGTTCAGCGCCAGGCTTGCCAAAACGCAAAAGCTGGTTCTGCGCTTCGGGCGTGCTCAGATCGGCGGAAGACAGGTAGTTGCGGAACTCCAACTCCCGCTGCGCGGCCGCCAGTTCTTGCTGCTCCTTAAGGCGCTGGGCGCGGACGCCACGGCCGGCCTCAAGCCCCTGCACATACGAGCCGAGGATGTTGACCGGCTCCAGTTGGGTTGCACCGATGACTGCCATGACTTACCCCACGTTCCCGTATTGCGGACCCTGATAGTTAAACGCCATCAGGTTGTTGCTAGCGGGCGATGACACGCCGGTCGGGCCGAAATACCCGCCCCTAGACAGGCCGTAGCCCATGGCCGCTTGGCCAAGTGCGTTAGAGAGCGCGTTAGCCTGACCAAGATAGCCAGACGCGCGAGCCTGACCGCCCTGCATGAGCAGGTTGCCGACATTGGTGCCCATCTGGCCAGCCTGTTGACCAACCTGCTGCGTAGCCGCTTGCCCCGCGCCGTAGAGGCTGCCGAGGACGCCGAGGCGGTTGCCGAGCAACGCTTGGGCGCGGTTAAAGGCGTTCATGTACTCCTGCGAACCCATCTCCTGACCGTAGCGCGCACCGGCGCGGATTGCTCCGCCGCCAAGGTACTGACCGCGCGCGGCCTGCATGCGCTCTAGCGCCTTCTCGCCTTCCGCCAGACGGAACGCGTAGCCGGGGTCCGTTTGCATGTCGGCGGCGCTAAACGGCCGCCCTAACGAGCCGTACCCGGTCGAAGCGGCGTCGCCGCCAAGACCTAGCAACCGCAGCATTTCGTTCTGCGACGTAATGCCCGCCTGACGAAACGGCTCTTGCAGCTCCGTCTGCCGCTCAAATATCTCTCGCTGAACCTGCGCCGCTTGATCGGCGGCTTGGGTCTGCGCTCGGGCAGCTCTGCTGGCTCCCCGCGATGCGACAGCGCCACCAACGACGGCGCTGCCAAGAATTGCTGCTGCGGTTCCAATGGCCATTACGCCACCTCTCTAATATACGTGCGTTCCATAGGACGAAAGCCTTTTCGCGCATAAAGATTAGCCATCTTATCCGCGCGTTCATCTTCAAGGGCAATCATAAAAAGCGCGACGGCGCCTTTTGCGGATGCCCACGATTCAATCGTTTTGTACATGGCTTGACCAGCTCCTTTGCCTCGCGCTTCGGGGGTCAGCCACCACCACAACTCCTGCACTACCATACTGGTCGGGCTGAAGTACATAGGGTAGAACAATGCACCGGCAATGCCAATAATCTTGCCATCGTCTTCAGCCAACCAGACGCCAACCGACGGATCGTGGATGGCGCGTAAGTAAAAGTCTGAATACCCATCCGCGTCAAACGGGATGACCCCGTGCATCGGGGACGCCGCATGGAACGCCTGCGCAAGCGGCAGGTAGCGCGGCAAGTCCTCGGCGATGGCGTTGCGGACGATCACGAAATCTCTCGGCCTGAAGCGCGGATGTTGATGGCCGTGGCCGCTGACGCAATCGTTGAGATTGACCCGCCAGGAGCAAGCACATGGCCGACGATTTCGGGGAACGTGTACGTCTCCGAGGGCAGCAGGGTCTTGCTTTTAATGATTAGGTTCTGGTTGCCGGCGTTATCAAACTGCGTCACAAGGTTGACCGAAATGGTCCGAGCCGACGTGTCGTAGTTAGTCGCCGTAAACTTGTCGATAATGGCCGACACGCCCGAGGCGCTGTACTGCGTCGTCTGGCTAGACTCCGCAATCTTGGCCGGAATTAAAACTCGTACGTTAACTGCCATGTGTCACCTTAGAACGTAAAGACCATACGAACGCGGCCATTCCCACCGTTTTCGCCTTCGGCAAAACCGCCGTTGCCGCCATATCCGGCTGTCAAACTGTTATCGCCAACTATGCCTGTTGCCCCGGCGTTAGTGAACAGAGCTCCGCCGTTGCCAGTCGTCCCCGGCACCGTATTACCGCCAGAGGCCGTACCACCCGCGCCTTGGGTATACGACGGCGTGGAAGTGCCTTGCAGACCACCATTTGCCGTCATGGTCGTAATTGTGTAGGTGCCACTGTAGACGTTTGAGAACGTCCCCGCCGTAGCCGGGCCACCGCTGCCCCCAGCACCTCCGGCGCCAACGGTGAAATTGATTGTTTTTAGGGGGTCGCCAACGCCAAGGACGAGTACCGTTTTGGAATACCCGCCGCCACCGCCACCGCCGCCTTCGTAAATGTCCGGCTCTCCAGGCGCGATGAAATACGTGCCGCCGCTACCGCCGCCGCCGCCCGCGCCCCAAACTTCAATCGTCGCGCCTGTTGCGCCAGCCGGAATCGTCACCGATCCAGAGCCGGGTTCGCTCGCGTCATAGACGCCCGCGCCAGCGCCACCGGCACTGCCGTTAAAGAACGCTGCGAGGGTCGCGCCGCCCATCAGGTCAATCCTGCTCCGCTGATAAGCCAAGACGTACCGGCAATCTTAATACAAGTTGCTACGCCATTACGGGCAAGCGTTCGGGTGCCGGTCGTCGTGCTGTTAGCCAACGTCAACGTGTCTGAGGTAATCGCAATCGAAAGGTTAGTCGCGTTGACATTAATAAAAATTATGACCGTGCCGACCGGGAACGGAACTGACGAGTTAGCCGGAATCGTGAGCGTAACGCTGGTGCCGTTCATCAAAATTGACTTACCAGCATCCGATGCAATCAGCGTATAACCCGTCGTTTTGCTGTTCTGCGGCGCATCTCGATAGCCTGCCTCATAGTTTGTGTTAGACGGCGCGTTATCGGGAATGAGAACGGTGCCCGTAAACGTCGGGCTGGCAATCGGCGCAAACTTGGCGTCCGAGGCCGTTTTGGTGTAGGCGTCCGTGATGCCGTAACCCGACAGCGTGTCGGGCGTACCGGCGATGTCCGCCCACTCAATGCCCTGCACGCTGAAGTCGTTAACACCCGACACGTCGTCGTACGTGCCAATCGTGACGTTCGCCGAGGTCTGAAGAACGAACTTGTATGACGCACCCTGCGTCAGCCAGACCGCATTAGCGGTCCTACCGGCGGCGTTAAGGACGATGGGGTTGGTATTAGGGGTAGCTCCAGAAGACGACGTATAGGTCGCCTGCGGGGTCGTGGTACCCGCTGCATACGTGTAGAGCTTGCCGCCCGACAGGATATTGCCGTTGTTGTCGAAAAACTGTGCCCCGACACCGGCAAAGGGAGAAAGAAATACGCTCATACGTACACCTGCATAACGGTCAATATGATGGATGGAATCGCCGGCACGGGGGCGGCCGCCGCAAACGTCTGAAGCTGCACGCTAAGATCGTCAACGGAAAAATATAACTGAAAATAGTCGCCGTTGGATAGCGGCAAGAAAAAGTTTGCAGCCGAGAAGATTTCGGCGTTGTTGCCCTGAATCTGAATCAACGACCCAGAATTGGCGACCGCCGTGCCGTTGATGGCGGGCCAAATGTAAAACCTGCCGCTACCGCCTGAAGTCTTGTCCACCTGAATAGAGAACTGCACGTTGTAGATGGCAGGCCGCGCAACTTTGATTTTGCTGCTATCCGCCGGATCACGGTAGACGCCATACGCCGTGTCGGCGTTGTTGTAAGTAATGGCTTTAGCCGTATTGATAACGGTCGCCGCTTGAGTCTGGGTTGAAAAAAACGACCCAAAATTTACCACGTTGGGTTCGGGATAGCGGGGCATCAGTTTAAGCGCCTGTATCTCCGACTCCAGCACCGGCACGGTGTCTTCTACCGTAGCCGCCAATGCCGGGGTCAACTCAAGGTCAGCCGTCGTGATCTGCGTCGTGCCTGCGCCTGTCAGCGTGAACTGGTTGTTTAGAAACCTAAACCATTCGCGCGAAATGAGGCCCGTCCGCTCGTCAATGAACGGTACGCGAGGCGCCGGAATGTTAGTGATATTAGGCACTGGTTCCGGCTATCCTGAGTTCAGCGCCCATGATTGCCGTCACCATAGGGTCGGCGGCAGATACTTCGTACACGCGATCGCGCGACTTGAGGGTTGCGCCAAGCCGACGCCAGATAACGCGGGTCTGCGTTGCGCCAATCGGCCCAAGCGACTCCCACCGCTCGTAGCTCCAAGTGTGCCCGCCATCGTCCGACCAGCGCAGCATGACCTGCGGATTAACGACGCTGTTCTCCGGCTCGCCCTCGACAACGATGTTGCCAAGGTCTTGCTGCAAGATGTACCCAGGCGCTTGTTGCTCAAGGAAGCCGGGGTCGTCGTATAGCCCGCCCACGCCCGTCTGGCAGTCAAGCTGCAACTGGTGGTGGATGGTACGGGTTAGGTTGTTCTGGCCGGTCGGCAGCGCGCGCCATGTCCGCAGCCATTTCTGCAACTGCGTGTCATCGCGGAAATACCGCAGGTCAAACTCGTAGAGACGGCCATCTTGGAAATCTCCCAAAATCGGCTTGCCCTTAAAACGGGCATGACAGTTTGATCGATGGCGACGGAATTGACCTTTCTCAAACGCTGCGCGTTCATGCCAAGCGCCGGTCGCGGCGTCATACACCCAAGTGGTGTTGGCCGTCGGGAAAATCAGCACGTAGAACGCGTGGCCGTCTTGCTGATACGTATACGCGATGGCGTCAGACAAATCAGTGTAGTTTTGGATGGCGAACTCGACCGCATGGGTCGAAACGCGCACGCCTTGATAGCCTTGTGCGCGGTATACAACACCCTGTCCACGGGCGTCTGACCCCAACCAAAACACACTGTTATCCAGTTTTGCAACCGAATACGGCGCAAGGCACCCGATTTCGTTGTATGCGCCTTGGATGCGCGTCAACGGGAAGTCGGGGTCGCCCGAGTTGTACCAGACTTCAACAGAGTTGGTGCCAAACAGCCACGCTTCGCGGTGGTCTATGATGATGGATACCAAGCCGTCCGGCGAACCTTCGGCTGACGCGAAGTCAAGCGGATCAACCGACAGGCCATCAAGCAGCGCCGTCACCCATATACGCTGGCTGTTCGGCTCGTTAAATACGAAATACCCGTCCAAGTAGCCGACCGTGACTGCGCCGGGGAAGTCAGGGTCGGTAATCTCTTGGAACACGTTGGTGTTGTTGTTGTAGATGTATCCTTTTGGGTTACAGGCTACAAATATCTGGACGCCGTTGTCCGCCATAGACACGGCGTCGTTACCCGCGATGTCGCCCAGCTTAGTAACGTTAAGGTTCTCGTCAACCTTGTAAAACTCTTGACCCGATGCGACAAACAGCGAGCCGCTAAGCGGGTACAGCCCACGAATAGGGCCGCTGCCGACTTGCATAAACCGCCGCATACCAGGGCAACGCTGAAGGTACGCGGGCTCTTTGCCCGCCTCGGGTATGACCTCGGGGTACAGATTCACCAGCCGAGCGTCGGCGGCGTTTACGCTGCGTGCAACGTAAGACGATCCGAGAATCGGCGTTTTCATTAAAAGTTCCCGGCGTAGATGTTGTAGCGATTACGCCGCGCCATAAGGCTGTACGGCATAGCCATCAGGTCACGCGGGTTGTTGATACGCTTGAGATTGCGCTTGCTGTACATCGCCACGCGACGCACTTCAGGCGCAGGCTCAACGCCAAACTCAGGCGCCAATTCCAGCGCCAAGTTGTAGCGGAACGCCCGCAGATAGCCTGGCGGCATCAAGATTTGGGTGTCAAGCGCCGCCGGGTCTAACAGCCGCTGCACTGAGATGAAGTGAAACTCCAGCGTCCGGTTAGGCACTGGGTAAACCGACATAGAGATGTTCGGGAACGTGTTGTTTACAAAAATCACCTGCGGATAGGTGCTCTGCACCGTTTTGACCGCAATGTTGTTGTACTGCAACTGGTTAATGAACTTTATGCCGTACGACACGTTGGTCGTCGGATCACGGAAAAAGGTGGAGTCATCAAGCAGAATCGGACGCTGCTGTTCGGGGACGGGGTTGCCGTCCTCTAGTGACAAGTAGTCGTCATTCTGCGTAATGATGGGCACTTCGCTTTGAGTGCCGATGACGTACACGAAATCGCCCGTCGGGCCAAGCGTCTGAATACGCTCCCCAGCGGGCCAGAAATAGGTCTGGTCTTGCGTACAGAACACGGCGAGACGCTCGGTGTTCCAGCTATCGACCATTTGGTCAAACGCCGACAGGGCGTCTTGGGCCATCGCAGCCGAAGGCGTCTCGCCTTCAGCCAGGATACCGAGCAGACGCAAAGCTCCGTTAATCTGATCGCCTGCGGTTGCCATAACTTACTCTTTCCTCTTGCGCCGCGCCCTTAACTCGTTACTGGCCGCAACAGGTTCCGGCGACGCAGCAGGTTCATCCTGCCGCGCCGCCGGTTCCAAAGGATCATACTCCTCCCAACCGTGCTCGTAGTCCATAGCCGCCTCTACATCCGAGATGGCGATTTTCAGTCCGTGAACCGGGTGGCGAAGATATATGTTCATAGTTACGGCAACAGTCCGTAAGCCTGCAAACGAGCCTCAAGCTGGCTCACGCGATCCTGAAGGTTCTTGATGACAGAAAGCACCGTGTTGCCTTCGTTCTTCGTAACGAAGCCAAACGGAGTCGTCTGCGTCAAGTCTTGGATTGCGAAGTCAGCCGGGCTCGGCGCCGTAAACGTAATCGTCGTCGATTGCGTCGTAAGCGCTGCGCCCTTGGCTACCGGAGTCGTGCCGTAAAAGCCGACCGTACCACCAGAGGTGCCAATGACGGCACCATCAAGCTCGGGGTCGGAGAAGGCAACACCAACTGCCTGTGTATTTGGCATAGATAAGTCCTCTTAAAGAGTGCCCCCTACGGTGTGACCCGTAGGGGGCGTTGCCATTACGAGATGCGGTAGCAAGTCCAAGTAGCATCGCCAGTCTTGCGAGCGCGGAAGTGGGCCGACGTACCGTCAGCAACCACCGCAGCGCCCACAATCGTCCAGCCCGTGCCCGAGAACGTCACGTCGTTTGCTGCGTCGTCACCAAGGTTAACGCAGAAAAAGTCGATCGTGCTGCCCACGCGGGCGCTGGCCACTGCTGCGTCCAGCAGCGAAGCCGCTGCGAACGAGTAGGTGCCGGCGCTGGTGCTGCCTGAGTCTACCGAGAACACGCCGTTCACAAGGTCGGCAACGGCGATGGTGCCCGTCGCACCAGCATACGCCGTCACCGGACCAAGAACGCCCATAAGCGGCTCGGCAGCATTGCCGACGCCAACCTGATAACCACTAGTACCGTTAGGAAGTGCCATGTTTAGTTACTCCGTGAATAAGGTTAAGAATTAGCCCCAGATGCGGCAGGCCATCTGCGGGCGGATCACCGAGTAGCCATACAGCACGTCGATACGGCAGGGCATACGGTCGTTGTTGATGTCGTACTGACGGACAACGCGCATGGAGATGCCGTTGTGAACCTGACGCGACGCCATGTCAACGCCCTGCGGGAGCAGGAGGTCGGCGGTGGCAAACGTAATCGCATCCTTGTGGTACACAAGGTTCTGAGCGTACTGGCCAGAAGCGGCACCCACGTAGGTCACGACATCACCGGCGGTCGGCAGCTTGCTGACCGTGGCGAGGGCGTGCGTCGGGCCGTACACAGCCGGCAGGAACTGAACATCGACGAACTCGGTCGAGGCCGAGGTCACGCTGTTCTGCACCACGAACTGCTGGAGCGCACCAGTGGACTCGCGGGTCTGCGGGTTGACCGCATACACGCCAGCAATGGTGAACACGTCGCCGGGGACGAGGGTAAGACCATCGGTCACGTTGTCGAGCGTCAGCTTGTTGGCACCGTTGGTCAGCGTGGTCTTCACGATCGGGGTGTCCGCGCGCGAGGCCGAGCCGTTGGTGTGCTGCTTAATCGACTGAGACATGTTGATCTCGTCGTAGCCAAGGATGCCTTCGCCCATCATGCCGTTCTTGAACTGGCGGCTGATCGAATCAACCGGGTTGAACAAGCCCTTCATGCCTTCGACAAGGCCAGCGTTGGCCGCCGGGTTGACGGTGGCGTAGCGCGGAGCCATACCAGCGGCAGCTTCGTTCAGCTTCTGCTGCGCCTGCAACAGAACGAGCGAGGTGCCGGGGGTGACGCCAGGCGTACCGACCGACTGAAACACGTTCTTGTACGAGCTTGCCACGTCGGCGTCGATGCTGGAGGCGAGCTGGCTGATACGCGGCTTGAGCACGCGCTCGGCAAAGTCGTCCAACTGGAGGGCCATTTCGGCGCTGGTGAAGTTGACGCCGATGTGCTTCTGGGAGGCGACGGTGAGCGTGGTGAACTGCTCGTTGTCGTCCTGAACCTGAAGCGCAGCGCCGTCGGTCACAAGAGCGCGATCCGGCAGACGGATGCGGAGGGTCGAACCAATCTTGGCACCTTCGACAGCGAAGCTGTCGTCGTACTGACGGTTCACGTTGCGGGTAATTACGAGGTTGTTCTCCAGGATTTCCAGAGCCTTCCGCGTAATCATGTCAATAGTAAGAAGTGTATTAGCCACAATAAATCTCCAAAAAAGAAGTTAGCGGGTACGTCGCGCTTCCCACTGCTTAATCTGCCTCAGACGCTCGGCTTCGATCCACTCCGACGTGCTCATGTCCTTGACTGAGCGTGGGTCCGTCGTGTCTCGGGCCGGCGCGCCTACGGTTTTAGCCGTCACAGGCTTAATCGGCGGGGGCGCGTTGGTTGTTCGTTTAACTGGCGGATTGTCGGTCAATTTGACCTCAATCTTACCAATCTCCTTGGCTTGTAGGTAGGGCGCCAAACGGGAAATACGTTCAGCTTCGCGGGGGTTAGAACCTAAATAGTATGCTACATCGGGGCCAACATCCGAAGCCTGAATCGTCTCGGCCATAACGTTCGTGATTGGCAGCGATCGGTTGTACACAACCTGTTCAAAGTCGTCGTACTTGTCAAAAGCCGCTTCTTCACGTTCCTTATAGGCCATCAACAGCTCGCGCTGCTGCCGGTCTGCCTCCCGTTTGGCCAGCAACTCCTCGGCCTTGCGGGTTGCCAAAGCATCCGCGTAGGCGTCGGGGTCGATGTCCCGGTCAGGCAGCGTGGCGGGCGTCTGAGCTTGGGACTCAGGCGCTTTTAGCGCTTGCTCTCGTTCCCACTTGCGACGTTCCCGTGCAAGCCTCTTGCCTACCAGCGCGTCGAGCTCCTCTTGGGAGAACGTCTTGGCAGGCTTTTCCTCCGGCTGAGTTGCCTCTTGGGCAACAACTTCGGGTTCCGGTGCAGCCGTAGCAACCGGTTCCGGCGCGGGTACTTGTTCCGCTACTACTTCATTTTCAGACATTTTGATTCCTAATGAATCCCTGGTGAGCCGCACCAGTACGGTTAAATCGTACGCTGTTGCGCAAAAGAGTCAAGCGTTAGAACGATCCGTGCTTCAGGACACGAATAGCCACTGTGCCGTTAAACGAATTATTAGAGCCAGATACGTTTAAAAATGTCAGCCGGATAGTATCAACGCCTTTCAAAACGGCGCTTACAACCCAATCGCTGCCCGCGTTAATTGGGGTTGCCAGCACCGTGCAGTAGCGATCAAGGGGCACTCCAGCCATAGCCACATCAACTTGGTAGTTATTGCCCGTTGTTACGGTTCCGGTGTTGACGGAAGCTAACAGCGGCACATCCAATTCAATCAGCGAAGCCGTCATTTTGGCCATAATGTTGGCGTAAGTTACGAGTGGCGTGCCAAACGCGTCGTAATAGTTACGCTCTACTTTGCAGATAGAATTACCATCAGCAACGTAAACATAGTTAGAAACGGGGTCTTGAAATTCGTTGTCTTTAATGACAACACCATAAGTGTTGTCTGAAATACCGATTAGGTTTTTAGATATAGCAACGCCGCCAAGCGCCCCAGCAAAAATGTTGCCGCTGACGTTTACGCCCCGGCAACTTCTAAGCCGCAACACACTGTCATCGGTGTTGGTTCCCGTACGGTTAAACTCTATGTAGTTGCCCGTAAACTCAACGCTGCTCCATTTGCGAAGTTCAATTGTGTCGTAAGGCGTAGGGGCGCCAACACCAGTGGCTCCGTTGCCTTCAAAGTAACACCCGTTAATAACCAACGAGTATTTTTGTGCGACATTGCTGCTGCCAATCGCCACGTTATTGCCGCCAAATCGACAATCACGTAGACGAACCGCATTTACAGGCTGCCCAAAAGACACTGCAACAGCATTGGTTAAGCCCGTACCGCCATTTGACGTAGAGTTATCAATGTTAAAAAACCGGCAGTTGGTAAGACTGACGTAATAGACCTCTACCTCAAAAGCGATTCCAGCAATCTGAAATCCTTCAATGTAGACCTTATCTAGAATAATTTCTGTTACTGGGCCAGACACGCCATTACATCGGATAGCGCCCGTGTTTTGCGACCCGCCGCCAATTAAACAGTTAAGCGACAAGTTAGACAGATATATGTTGTCTTGATTGTTAAACGTAAACAGATAGTTTGTCGTTGTTGCCGTTGTTCTGTAGTAGATGTTCGTAGACATCGGAGTATCGCCGCAAATGCTAGTGCGGTTAGATACTGTTAAAGGCGCAGTAACTTTGTAGTTCCCCGCCGGAATATAAAGCGTTTTACCGGCAGCCGCCGTAATAGCGGCTTGCAGCGCCGCCGTATCGTCAGCGTTGTTATCGCCAACAGCGCCGTAGTCTTTTGCGTTGACTACAGCGCCATTAACCATGGCAAACGATGCGCGAGTTAAGGCCATAACGATCTCTTAAACTTGGTAAGTCAAGCTAAAGTAGTCAATGTTGGCGCTGCCAGACGTAACATCGCTTACCAACAAGCTACGGGTTGACGTACCGCTGCCATACGCCCGGAAAATGGCGCGTGCTTGAGATGCAAGCGCCGCTGGGATGACATTAGTGCGACCAGCGCCAAAACCAAAGTTTTCGCAAGCAAACGATCCTGTACCGCCGCCGCTAGCCCCAGGAGTAAACGGCAAAGAAATGTACAGCGTGTTGCCGGCGGTCATGCCAGCCGTGCTGATGCTGTTTAACCCCGAAAATCTACAATGCACGATGTTGCCGACGCGAGAGTAACGGCCAGTTACTGTCGTTGCCGAAGCGTTACCGCCTGCGTTATCGTCAAATAGCGTGACGGTGTATGTACCTTCCTCGTACCAGTTGAGCAGCGCGCTTGTCTCTCCCGCCGCGCCGGTGTTCGCAGAGAAGTCGATGCCTTTGCCGGCGGTGTTGACAACGAGGTTGCCCAAATTTTCCATCGTAAAGCGCGGAGTGCCTTCAGTTTGGAAAATAAACTGTCCGGCACCGCCGCCACGCGCATTAAGAACAGAGCTTCCTTCGTTAGTGCCGCCGTTTAGCGCGGTAGCAATTTGAAGCCCTCGCCCGGCGGTAAAACCAAACTCAGCTTGAACGCCGTTAAACGTCGCAGCAACTGTTTGAATACCGGAAAAAGTCTGTGCCGAGTCAGTACGAGCAACTGTAAAGTTGCTGTTCGGAACGGTCATTACGCGAGTCGTACTAGCGCCGGGGCCAGCAACCTGAAGGATGCCGGTCGTCGCGTTGGATCGGACGTTTTTAACCGTCAAATCGTCGGAGGATACTTTTACCGTGCTGTTGCTTTGAACAATAGGCAGAACTTCCGTTCCGGCCAGCGGGGTCGTTGCGGCGGTAAGCTGGGAAATCTTTTTGTCAGCCATGTTGAAAAACCTCTTAAGCTAATTATGGGGCGTTTCCTAACGCCGTCAACGACTCATAGTAAACCAGGGCGCGGATCGTTCCTTGTGCCGTAAACGTACCGCCGCCGTTTTTAGTAATCTGCACGAACAACGTATTGGTCGTAATGTCAGACGCGGCGTTAGCGTTATATAGCGTATTGACCTTAGTGTTTTTGGCCACGGCTTGCGCAGTCGCAATTACGCTAGAACTGCCGCCGCCATACGCGGCATCCCACGTATTTCCAGCGGCCAAAGCCGAGTCAACGCGCAACTGACAGCCAACGATGCGCGATCCAACGGGAACTTCCATTGCAAGGCTGACCGTTGCCGATGCAGTGATGTTAGCAATGGTTTCTGCCGTGCTCAACGCGACTGGATAGCCTAGCGTATCGTCGTTTAAATTGCGGTCGCCTACGTTGCGATACGTTGCATTAATGCTCCACGGATTTACGCTGCGTGAAGCATAAGTGCTGTGCAGAATGTTGCCAGAAACAATGTTGTCTGTGTCTGACGCTGCGGCAAAGTTACACCCGATAGACAACAGCGGCGTGTTTTGATCGTCACGCACCGTGTTCTTTGTAATTTCGTTAAACGTAGAGTTGCTAACAAAATGAAAGCCTCTCCAACCAGTATAAGTACCGTTTTTAACGATGTTACTTGTAATTTTAAAGTAGCGTACCTGATCAAACAGCATACCGTATACGCCAACTTGCGAGGCGATTACGTTGTTGCCAATCAAGAACGTATCCATAAAGTACGACGTATTGCTGTGGAACACGGCAATCGGCGATTCCGTTGACCCAGCGGGGTCACCACACCCAACAATCGTATTGTCTACAATCTTATTTCCAACGCAGTTAGCCGTCGTATACGTTGCATCGCCACGGAAGTAAATTCCGTAGGCTTTGGAGGACGCGGCGGCTTTTAGCGTGTTGTTAGAAATTGTGATGTAATTCAATCCATCAGCATTTGGCGCAACTAAATCTGTAACAGCAATGCCTTTGTCCGAAAATGCGTAGATTGAATTTCCGCTAATCGTTGAATAGGAGCCTTGCTCTAGGAGAATTCCACCTAAAGAATTTTGGATGTTATTGTTGCTGATGTTGTTGTAAACACCGTGCACCTTCAACGATCCGCCAATTCTTTCCGTAAGCGCGACTAGAGTTGAAAACGAAATGTTATTGCAAATCGTGTTGTAGTTGTTCTGGCCGGCGGTTGTTCCCGCTGGATGGTACATATACAGATCGTGGTCAACAACATTCTTGAAGAAGTTGTTAGATACTTCAGAATGATTTGTCAGCCACATAAAGATGCCTTCGGCAAACGTGTTGCCGCTGGCGTCATCCACAATCCTATTTCCCGTAATTAAACTGTAGTCGCTGCTATAGCAAAAAATGCCGTAATAGTTAATGCCGCCTAAGTTGCCCGGCGAGTCTTGGCAGTTGGCGATTGTATCGCCGCCCACAAACGTATTGTTAACGATTTTGATGTAGTCGGAGTCAATGTAGATGACGCCCGCTTGCGGAACATCAATGAACGTCAAGTTTTGGATTGTTACGTTGTCAGCCGAGTTGACCTTAATCAAGCTCGGAATGTGCTGAATGTTCGTAATGACCGCGTGCGTAAAGATGCCGGGGCCGAGTAGCGTTCCGCTACCCTCAATCGTGACGTTATCAGCCGTAACCAAAAAAATGGACGGCGGATTGGCTTGGTATTGATATCCGGTAGTCTGAATCGTACCGTCAACGCGGATCGTCATCGCCTTATTGACGGCAATGCTTGATGTGACCTTGTACGTGCCTTCTGGCACCCAGACGTTATCGCTGGCATTGACAGCCGCTTGAATGGCTGCCGTGTCATCCGTTACGCCATCACCAAAAGCGCCAAAGTCTTTGACGCTAACGATGTCGCGTTCTTTAGACTGCACGCTACGAGCAACCGCGCCCGTACCCGCCGCCGTAAAACTTACCGCGCCCGCGCTATTAACCAGCGAGGTCTGCGTCTGTACGGTCGAGAACTTAACGACCGCGCCAACGTGCAGCCCTTGCGTAAATGTAACGGTGTTGTTGTCCGTCTCAACGTAGGACAGACCTTCGTACTGGTTCACGCCATCGACGAACACCATAAGGTTGTTCGCGCCAGCCGCATAGGTCATCGTCGTCAGATTAAAGACAGTCTGACCGGCGGTTGCGTACTGGATTTCTTCAAAGCCCACATACGTCTGAATGTCGCTGGCAAACGCCTTTTTAGTCACGTTGTCCTGAACGACAACGAACAGATCGGTGCCTTCGACCGGCGAGTCTACGAGCGGAAGGTCTGAAATCTTAACGATTGCCATTCATCACTCCAACAGCAGCAAGCCGCCGTTCTCTTGCACCAAGTTTTCGCCGGTTTCGGTTTCCAAATTGCCAAATATCACGTCGCTTGCGTAGCCCGTCAGAAACGAAGCAATGCCGCCAAGCCCTAGCCCGACCGCATTTCGCAAACCAACTCCGAAGCTCATCGGATGTTAATGGGCTTGGCGTACAAGTCGCCGTCAGCCGTTACGCGAATGGCACTCACTCGCC